ACACATATTACAGATAGTAATTTAGATTTATTTAGTTTTGTAGCAGCTAGTAGATATGCAAATGAATTGGTATCAGATGGTTTTAACGGAGAAGAAGCAAGGTTTAGTTGCAATGTAAATTTACAGGGATCTATGGAAGCCTATCAGTTAATAAATGAATTAGCTGGTGTTATGAGATGTTTTCCAATATGGTCGGAAGGCTCTGTTACTATTACACAGGATAAACCAACAGATCCAAGTTATTTATTTAGCTTGGCAAACGTAGGTGAAGGTGGTTTTTCATATTCTGGTAGCAGCTTAAAACAAAGACACAGTATTATTTCTGTTAGTTATTTCAATATGGATAGTAGAGAAATAGATTATGAAGTTGTCGGAGATAATGTAGATGGTCCAGATGCTTTGCAAGAAGATATTGATAGACAGGCCAAGCTAGGAATTGTAAAAAAAGACATTAAGGCTTTTGCTTGTACATCTAGAGGTCAAGCTCGAAGATTAGGGAAAGCTGTATTACTGAGCGAGGAACAAGAAACTGAGGTGGTTAGTTTTACAACATCAATAGATGCTGGTGCAATAGTAAGACCTGGATCTGTTATCTCTGTCAATGATCCTGTTCGTGGTGGAGAAAGAAGATCAGGGAGAATAAATGCAGCAACTACCACGCAGATCACTGTAGATAACACACAAGATTTAGATACATTTACTGGAACGAATAAAAAATGTAGTGTGATATTGCCTGATGGCACAGTAGAAACTAAAAATGTGCTTGGAATTATAGGAAGTGTAATTACATTAGATTCAGCTTTATCTGCAACCCCAAATGTAAATGCTATATGGTTACTGCAAAGTTCCACTTTAGAAGCACAGACTTTTAGAGTAATAACTGTTGAAGAACAAGATGGTATTAATTATGCAATTACAGCCTTAAAGTATAACTATAATTATGCGACAGGAGAAAGTCCAAAATATACAGCAATAGATTCAATGCAAGGTATTACTTTACCTTCAAGAAGTATATCTTTATTAAACGAACCAAAAAATCCTCCGTCTAACTTAAAAATATCAGATCAAAATGGTGAATCAAAAGAAATGATAGTAGTCATAAACAATTTAGCTGTCACAAAATTGCTACTAACTTGGGTTCCAGTTACAGGTGTTAGTCAATATTTAGTTCAGTATAGATTTAACAATACTAACTGGGTAAGTGAAATAGTTTTTAGACCTGACTTTGAAATATTAAATACTGAGGCTGGAACTTATGAATTTAAAGTTTATTCTTACAATGCTGCATTAAAATTATCTGCAACATCTTCTAATCTCACTTTCAACGCAGTTGGTAAAACACAAGCCCCTGGTGATGTTCAGAATTTAACAATGGAACCTGTTACTAATAAATTAATAAGACTTAGATGGACAGAATCTGTTGATCCTGATGTTATACATGGAGGTAAAGTCTATGTTCGACATAGCAATAAAACTGATGGAACTGGTTCATTTCAAAATTCTGTCGATCTTATAGAGGCGTTGGCTGGAAATACTACAGAAGCAGTATGTCCGAGTATTGAAGGAGAGTACATTTTAAAATTCCGTGACGATCAGGGAAACTTCAGTAATGGAGAGACTTCTATAATTTTAGATTTACCTGATTTAATAGATAGTCAGCAAATTGCATCAGATAGAGAAGATACAGATCCAACTCCTTTTGGTGGAACTAAAACTAATGTTTCTGTATCGGGTGGAGCATTACAACTCACTAATCCAGCTACAAACTTAACAGGAACGTATGACTTTGCAACCACTTTAGATCTAGGTGCTGTATTTTCTTTAAATCTTGAAAGATTGATTCAGAGTATAGGGTTTACGGATGGCTTACCAAACACAATAGACTCACTAATTCCTGCTGGTACGCTTTGGGATGATTATGCACAGAATGGTAATTTTGATGGTCCTGCTATTAATGATGTATCTGCATTAGTATCCGTAAGAACTACAGAAGATAACCCTTCATCAGGTTCTCCTACATATACACAATTTAATACTTTTGCAAATGGAACATTTAAAGGTAGAGGTTTTCAATTTAGGTGTAGCTTAAAATCTGAAAATACTGCTCATAATATTTCTATTCAGTTTCTTGGTGTATCTGCTTCCTTTGAATCAAGAACTGAAAGAGCTTATATAAGTGGTAACTCTACTTCAACTTTACCTTTATCTTCGGGCACTTCAACTTCTGGTTTAGATGTAACTTTTGCAAAACCGTTTTTTGTAGGTACTTCTAGTTTTGGAGGGCTTCGTCAATATAAACCTTCACTCGGAATAACAATAATGGGTGCTGCTGGAGGAGAATATTTTACAATAAAAACAGATGCTAATGGTGATTTTTTAAACGCAGCAGGAGCAATCGTAACAGGAACAGGATTTAATATAAGTATTAAAGATAGTAACGATAATCCAGTTGATAAGAAGTTTACATTTCAAGCTGTCGGTTATGGTAAAGGGGTGTAATATGGAGAAAAAGATTTATTAAATGGCCCAGGTCGGTAATAAAAATATAGATAATGCTTCTGGTCAAGTTGTAAGGCTAGATATTCAAAATACCTTGCAAGCAATAGCGACAAATAATTTTGGAGCAAGAAACAATGGAGGCACAATATTACCATGTGAATTTTTGGCAGATGATACAACTAACAAGTTGTTGATAAGAGGATCTAGTGGTGGCGATCAAGCTAACCCATCATCAGGTAGTGCTGCAACATTTTTTGAAGTAGGAAATTTAGATGAAGCGAATTTAGGATTACTACCCAAAGCAGGTGGTACAATGACAGGTCAGGTATTAGGCGATGACGGATCTGGTCAAAGTAGTCCAGCGTATGCTTTTGACCAGGACACAGATACAGGAATGTTTAGAAGAGCAAGTAATTCAATAGGTTTTTCTGTAGGTGGTAATAAAATAGTAACACTTGAATCTAATGGTGTATTTATAGATAGCTTTGGTAATGCAGCTAAAGGTGTATATTTTAACGATAGTGATAGTTCAGCTCATATAAAAATTGCTGCACCAGGCACAGTTAGTTCAAATATTGCTCTTACTTTGCCCTCAACTATTGTTAATGGTGGTTTCTTGCAGACAGATGGTTCGGGTAATTTATCCTTTCAAATTGTTGCTGGTGTACCATCTGGATCTGTGTTCTGCATGGCTGTAGCCACTGTACCTTCTGGATATTTAGAATGTAATGGTGCTGCGGTCAGCAGAACAACGTATGCTGCTTTGTTTGCGATTATTGGTACGACTTATGGAACAGGTAATGGATCAAGCACTTTTAACTTGCCAGATTTAAGAGGTGAATTTGTAAGAGGTTACGACCATGGTAGAGGCGTAGACAGTGGAAGAAGTATTAATAATCCTCAAGGAGCATCTAACGCATCTCACAATCACAGTATTTCTGCCAGTGGTACAACTAGCACTCGATCATTAACTGGTTCTGCTGATAAAATTTCAGAAAGTTTTAATCAGGGTACTACAAGTGGAGTTTTTGGTAGAGGCACAAACCAGACTTCTGGATTAACACCAAGTAGAGTTGACTCAACGGCTACTGGAACTCTTACTATTGACGCTTCCCATGATCATACAGTTACCGTTACTGGTACTACTGGAGGTCAAGGTTCAGAAGCTAGACCTCGTAACATAGCTATGATGTATATAATTAAAGTTTAATTATGGCAATCGAACCTGGCATATACAATTTCACGCTTCAACGAAGATCGGATCATACAATTCCGCTTATCTTTAAAGATTCTAATAATGCTGCAATAAATCTTACTGGATTTACTGTAGCTGCACAGGTTTGGGAAGAAACTCGCACCACAAAATATGCTGATTTTTCTGTGACTTATACAGATAGATCTGCTGGATCTGTAAGTATTACTCTTACTGACACTCAAACGGCTACATTTACTCCTGATATTTTAAAATATGATGTGTTATTAATTAATGGTGCAGGAGCCAAAGAATATTATTTAGAGGGTACAATATTTGTAAGCGAGGGCTACACTTCAACATGAGTAATGTAAGCATTACAACTGAAAAGAACACTGTTACC